GAGGTCCAGCGCGTCAGCGACCCGGTAGCACCATGCCAGCGTGGGGATATGGTCGCCCCTGAACACGCGGTGGACGTAGGGCCGGCTGGTCTGGGCGCGTCGGGCCAGCTCGCTGATGCTCATGCCCTGGTCGCTGAGGGCCTGTCGGACGGTAGCGATGAATCTGTCCATGCCCTGATTGTACCGTATCGGCGGCGTGTGATAATAGGGACAGGTGCAGAATATGGGGGCCGGCATCGGAGGTGCAGCCGGCGACCGGCCCCCTGGGGGGTGTCACTGGTCTCGACCTTCGTTGATCCAGTCTAGTTCCTGTTCCATTGCCTCCCGCCACTCTGCTGCTACCTGTAATAGCTCATCAAAGGTTTGCACTACTTCGTAATGCCAGTCGTCGCTGATCCGGTATCCCTTATCTTTGTAGCACCAGATTCCGGTGGGATTCGCGGCTGACATCAGGAACGGGCCAATTGCAGCTTTCAGGGCCGCAGTCTGTGCGTTGGTGAAACCGTCCATTGTCATCTCTCCTGAGTTATGGGAATAGGTTGGCACATGAGCTGCGACTAGGGATGTGCTAGCCGCGGCCGACGCGCCAACGCAGCGCGTCTATGGGTCATGCTGTGACGCCTTCTACCAACTCTGCATAGAGGCGCTCGAACTCTTGACCGGTGACTCTGGCCGCTTTGTCGCCGCCGTCAATCCAGTTGAGGTGCTTACCAGTGGTTGGACCCCAGTCGTTTTGTCGCACTACTCGGTTGCCTTCGGGGTCCTGAAATGCAATCGGGGTGGAGTAGCTGAACCAGACCGTGACGCCAGAGATAGTCACCACCAGCGAATGGGCACCGTAGTTGGAGCTGCTGTAGTTGCCGTAATTGTTGATTGTGGGAAGTTCCATGTCATTCTCCCTGTGTGATAGGTGGTGCAGAACCGTCAACAGCCCCGAGCCCCGTAGGGCGCGGAGGGTAGACGGTTAGTGGATGATGTAATCGGGTTCATGATCGGCTGCGGAATCAGCAAACCAGCCGCGCTCTTCCAGATACTCTCGGGCCATGTCAGCCGCTTCGTCATCGTCCAACCCGACATCAAGATAGCTGTGGACAGCGACGAACAGCGGTTCAAAGCCACACTGCCAGCCCACCAGCACGGAGGGATAACAGTGCCATGATTCGCCATTGGGGCCATACTCTGGTTGGTCGAGTCTCTTGGCATGGTTGCCGGGTCGAACAATGGCATGGACGTCAGCCCCCAGTTCACGTCCATTTCCAGTGTCATCCACAACAAAAGCCACGTAGGGCAAAGCGTCTGATCGGTTCATGGTCAAATCCCCTGTGCGGAAGGAAAGAACAGCCTCAACACCCCTGATAGTATCGGTTACGCTTCAACCTGACGTTTGGCGAAAGTGACTTGGCGGCACTGTAGATAGCTGACGACTGCGCCATGCACCTTGGTCCAATCGGGTTCAAACCCGCCAATGGACAGCCAGTGGAGTAGGTCATCGCAAACGATATCCAAGTACTCGCCAGCATCATCCCCTCTAGGCGTGCCGAAGTACTCTTGAGATTCACGGTAAAGCTCTGCAATCCGGGTTAAGGTAGCTTGCGGGTCCATTGTCTTGTCTCCTGAGGTAAGGGTTACATCCACTCAACACCCACAACAGTATCGGATAGGTTACAGACAGTCAATAGGGTAATGCCACGTTTTGTCCAGGTGCGACAATCCGCCACACCCAAGCACACCCGCCATGTCATGCCCCACAACACCACGACCTCCATCCACCACGGACGACGCCACACGCAAACCACCGCGAACCACGGGGCTGCAGAGATGCACCGCGGACGAGATCCACCCAGCTGGACCAACGCCACCAGCGGACGCAGGGAAAGGAAGAAGGACGGGAAGCCATCATCCCTCCCCGCTGGCGACGGCCCTCACGCTGATCCAAATGGCATGGCCGTGCGATTTGAACTGCCACCCGCGAGCTGGCTAATACCCCCAAGCCGCACATATGGTTACGTTTACGCCTATGGGCAGTGATATGGGTGCGATATGGTTACGCTTATGGCACAATGCGTGCCTATTCACGCTCGCCTGGCCCTGGCCGGCCGCAGGCGACGGACGCGGCTGCAGGGGCGTGCGGGCCTCAGGATCTTGCCCGGACCCCGGCCGGTCCAGCAGCGGCGGGTACGTAGTTATCCCCCTCTGACCGAGAGTAAAAATTTTGGGGTATGCCACAGGTTGGCGTATCGGCCTGGGGTTTTCATGTACATAATAACTTTCATGGGCAGGCCGGCAGAAGAGGATCGTGGGTTGGTGAGGGACAGGCAGGTACACTTATTGGTGAGGAGGGTGGAGTGGAGGCGTTGGTTGGAGGCGTCACGTCGTCAGGGATATCGGAGTGTGTCGGGTTGGTTGAGGGATATGGCGAACAGGGCGAGTAGGATGTGAGGTATGGGGGACAGGATCACGATTAACGGGGTGGAGTTGGAGTTTCAGCCGCCGGTGGAGCCTGGGACGGAGGAGGTGTACCTGCTGCCGTTGGAGGCGTTGAAGGGGGCGAATCTGGACGCTGCGGGCTGGCAGTGGGTGCAGGTGGGGAAGGTCGGGAGCGGGCCGGTGTATGAGATGAGGGAGGTGAGTGATGGGCAGGGCGAGTAAGCGGGTACCTCATTATCGGACGGTGCAGCGTCATGTGCAGGATTTGGGCAAGTCGGCCAGGCGGGAGTACATTGATTTGCGGGAGAAGTACAAAGGGGAGGGGATGTCGGCTGCGGAGGCCAAGGAGCGGGCGTATATAGAGTTGAAGATTGAGGCTCGGTGGCACGACTGGAAGCGACGGATCAAGATGCGGGAGGCGATGATGGAGGCGGTGCCGCTGACCCCGGCTGAAATGTGGGAAACCGGGGCGGTGGATGGGGCCAGGGCGGGCAAGGCCCAGGAGATTGGGGCACAGGAGATGTCGGTGGCCGAACAGGTCAAGTGGGCCGCACGGTGGGCGGCCAGGGTCCAGAATGGGGAGGACCCGCCGGTGCGTTTCCCCTGTGAAGGTGCGTTGTTCTGGTACCAGTCCGCGGTCTCGAATCGCCGGGAGTTCGAGAAGATTCTCTTGAAGATCGAGAGTCCTGGAGGGGACCCGGACAACCTGTTCCTGGCGGACTCCCAGTACCAGTATGCGGAGATCGAGAAGCAGATTCGGGAGGCGGCGAAGGAAGTGGGCAACAAGTGGCGGGAGTATGCTGCGGAGTATGAGGAGAAGTATGGTGACGTAAGCTAAATCACACACAGGAGAGAATCCATGTCTCAGGAGATTGGTATCCCATTGAATGTGCAGTTTTACAGGGAGTTGGCGGTATTGGCCTGGCAATCCCTGGATGAGTCCCAAAGGGAGGAGTTACGTAGGTACTTGATTCTGAGGTTTATCGACAGCGGATCATCAGTACTTGATGGGTCTGCGGCGTCACGCATCAGGAAGCGGTTTGAGATATTGCTTGATGAGGGAACCTTTGATGAGAGGATTGATACGATCCTTTGCAACGATGAAATGCTGCTAGCGGAAAAGGATCTTGCCAAAAGAATGAAGTCGGTCCAAGACTCACTGATCGACTCTGTTGCTTCTCGTGTGAGGATTATGTTGGATGCAAAGTGGAGGGAGTGGTTGAATTGTCCTGATGGGTATCAGCAGAGGGTTGGTGAGGTGGTTGACACGGTTTTGAATTCAGAGGAGATAGACAAGGTCATCTATGGTGCATTGCGCAGACAGGTGTCGCGTGAGGACTTCAGGACACTGGCAGTGCAACAGGTGGATAAGGCCGTGAAAAAGCATGTCGAAGCTTCCTCGTCACGCGACTGAGTTGTACGACATAGTCCTCAAGGACCCGATGTCGAACCTCTGGTTCCGCCAGGAGTTGATGCGGCGGGTGACAGTGGACCCCGAGGTGGCCGGGACACTGCGGGCGGCCTGCCGGATGGATCCCTTCTTCTACATCTCGGCATTCTGCATTGCCGAAGGCACCCCTGTGGTCACAGATCGCGGTCCAGTGCCGATTCAGCATGTCGCAGCTGACGATCTGGTCTGGGATGGTCAACAATGGGTTTCTCACGAAGGAGTCTTGTGTCAGGGTTACAAGTCCGTCATATTCAAGTATAGAACTTGGCTGACTCCTGATCACAAAGTGAGGACGACCCATGGCTGGCAAGACGCAGAGAAAGGATTTGACAGGGCAGAAGTTCGGCTACCTGACGGTTATTCGGTACGCTGGTCCTTACAAGAGCCAGAGCAGTGCAGGATGGCTATGTCGGTGCCGATGCGGCAAGGAAGTGGTGGTATGGGGCGCGGCGCTTCGACGTGGGCACTCGAAGAGTTGCGGTTGCTGGAAGGCGGAGGTGGCCAAAAGGCAAAAGACTACGCACGGTTCTTCCAGGACTCCAGTGTATGCGGTGTGGATGGGGATGAGGCAGAGATGCTCGAATCCGAAGAGTACTGCCTACCGCCATTATGGAGGACGTGGAATCTCTGTATGCGAGAGGTGGCAGACGTTCGAGAACTTCCTGGAGGATATGGGGAAGTGTCCCAGAGGAATGTCCATCGAACGAATCGACAACAACGGAGACTACGAACCGGGAAATTGCATCTGGGCATCAAGTATAGTGCAAGGCAACAACACGAGGAAAAATCGGAAGTTTGCTACGTCTCAGGGAACAATGACAATTGCCCAGTTGTCTCGGTTTACGGGAATCACACTTGCAGGCATCAGACATCGGATCAAAGTAGGGGTCAGGGGAGATGGACTGTTGGCGCCGCCTCGGGTAGGCAGATTGCTAGAGACCGAAGAACCGCGAAACGACCAGCGTTCATTCGGGACGAACCACAGACGGGATGCAGTTACCGGCAGGTTTATGACATACTAAACTGTGGACCGCGGCAGGCGTTCACTGTTCTCGATGCAGATGGCAGACCCCTTCTGGTTCACAACTGCTGGACCGTCAACCCTGCTCGTCCGCATCCCCGCAAGAAGGTGCCCTTCGTCCTGTACCCTTACCAGGAGCGGGGCCTGGACGTGATCTTCGACTCGCTGGAACAGTCCTTTGACGTGTCGGTGGAGAAGTCCAGGCAGATGGGGGCGTCGTGGCTGTTCGCCCTGGTGATCCACTACTGTTGGCTGTTCAGGCAGGGGCAGAACTTCCTGATGCTCTCCCGGTCGGATGAGTACGTAGACAGGTCGAACGAACCGAAGTCACTCTTCTGGAAACTGGACTTCATCAACAACAACTTGCCCATGTGGCTGCTGCCCGAGGGCTGGAATAAGGGGAAACACCGATTAGTCAAACGCATGATCAACCCAGCCAATGGGAACACGATTGTGGGGGAAGCGACGACAGAAGATTCTGGCCGTGGTGGGACTTTTACTGCGGTGCTACATGACGAATTCGGTGCCTGTGACGTAGGTATGGGGATCCTCAAGTCGACTCGGGCGGCCACCGGCACTCGCTGGTTCAACAGCACACCCAAGGGAACTGGAAACGCTCATTATCGCATAGTCCAGCTGTCCCGCCAGAACCCCCAGCAGGTCCGGCCCCTGAGGTTCCACTGGTCGGACCACCCTGAGTACCGCCAGCTCCTCTACAAGCTGGACGACCAGGGCCAACCCAAGATTGCCAGCAAGACCCGCAAGTCGGAGCTGGACGCCTACTTGGCCGAGAATGTGGACCTGATCCAGTCGATCAAGCGGCGGGGGTTTTGGGACGAGTACCCCCTGAGAAGCCGGTGGTTCGACATCCAGTGCTCTCGGGCCACGACCAAGGCCGAGATCGCCCAGGAGGTGGAGATCGACTATGGCGGTGCCGGGTACCAGTTCTTCGACTCCAGGGACATCCACGAGTTGATGAACCTCTACTGCTTCCCGCCCAAGTACAAGGGCGACCTGGAGGTGGACTGGGAGACACTGCAGCCCCTGGAATTCCGCCAGCACGGGCAGGGGTCGATGCAGGTCTGGATCGAGCTGATCAAGGGGGCACCGCCCGCCAGGCCCTATGTAATAGGAGTGGACGCGGCGGCCGGGACAGGTGCCAGCAACAGCGTCCTGTCGGTCTGGGACGCCAAGTCTGGGGAGCAGGTGGCCGAGTACGCGGACCCGAATATCAAGCCTGAACGTTTGGCCAAATTGGCAATCTCATGTTGCAAGTGGTTTTGGGACGCTTATATGATATGGGAGACGAACGGTTCGGGACGCGCTTTTGGGGACGCGGTGATCGAACATGACTTCGCCCGATACTACCGGCGGCCAGGAAACTCCGAGACCGGAGAGGCTGCTGCTAGAGCCGGATGGGCTCCCACCCGAGACAATAAGTATCAATTGCTCAGCCAATTTCGAGGAGCTTTGGCAGATCGAGTCGTATGCGTTCGATCCGAACAGACACTGTTGGAGTGCCTTGAGTATCTATTCCTTGGAAACAATTGGGTTGAGCACTCCTCTCTCAATGACAACGAGGACCCCAGCGGAGCCAGGGACCAGCACGGAGACCGTGTTATTGCCGCCGCACTGGCCGTGAAGGTGATGGACGACCAGCCGAAGCAGGTGACGGAGGTCAGGACCGACTACTCTCCCTTGTCGGTGATGGGCAGAAGAGAGATGGTCAAGGCGTTGGAGCGGGAGCAGAAGAACCCATTCGTGTTTGGTTGAACAGGAGAGACGTGATGGCTGTGACGTTCACAAAGCATGTGTTACCAGAAGAAGTTGGCTGGCACCTCGCTACTGGATGGCGTGTCATAGACGGAGAGTACAAAACAGAGGATGGCAAGTGGATCATCCAGAAAGAGTCAACTGCGGCGGGACACTCGGAAAAGCAGATGGATGACTTGATTGAACTGGTCAGGAGAAGTTGAGGTCACTGAGAAACGGGGGCCAGCGCTTCTAGGCGTTGGCTAACCGGCATAGGTGGTTAGCTACCACTGAGATGCCATAACATCGCAGCCGTTATGGAGGCCGCGCTAAAAAAGCGTTGGCCTCCTTTTCTTTTGGGACTGCGATGAACCTCAAGCAGAAAGACGCACGGCGCCACCTGATGGATATGGTGGACCATTCACGCACCAAGCTGGACGATGTCCGCAAGGCGCGCCGATGCCTGTTGGACCGCGCCAAGGGCAGCGAGTGGTTTCCCAGCGAGGAGAAGACTCCGCTGAACCAGATCGCCCAGCAGGAATCAGCCCTCCTGCAGCATCTGGCCGGTGGCAATCCTCGCGCGTTGGTGGTGCCCGGTGGTGACGGGGCGAGCTACGCCGCCTATGAACAGACTCTGGCGGTCAACAAGGTGGCTGAGCGGTTGAATCTCCGTCGGAAATTCCGCCGGCTGGTCCAGGACGCACTCTACGGCATGGGCATCTGTCGTATCGGGATGGTGCCAGACCGGCGGATTTCTCTGCGTCAGGTGTTTCCTGAGTTGGACGAGGAGGGTGAGGTCGAGATCGGCAGGCTGTCCCTGGACGTGATCTCCCTGGAGGCCTGGGTCCATGACTGCCAGGCGGACACGATTGAGGAGGTGGAGTTCTGCGGTCATGCCTACTGGGTCAGCAAGGAGGATGTTCAGAGTTACCTGCCAGGGGTCTCCGCTGCGGACCTGGCGACCGAGGAGAAGCGGTGGATTGACGAACACGGTCACGAGATGGCGGGCGCGATATCGCGCGGGGTGGATGGGGAGGGCCAGGACGGGTTGCGTGAGAAGTACTGGCTCTGGGATCTGTGGGTGCCACGGGAAAACGTGATCGTCACCACGCCAGTCAATGGGACTGGGGAGATCGCCAACGTGAGGCCCTGGAGAAGCCGCCCAGGGGGTCCCTACCTATTCCTCTATTATAGGGAGCTGCCTGACCAGGCGATTCCCATCAGCATCCTGGCGGACCTGGCGCTGGTCCACGACAGCCTCAACTCCACCTTCCGCAAGCTGATCGACCAGGCCCGTGAGGCCAAGACCGTCCTGGGGTTCAAGCCGGGCCACGAGGACGACGCAGGTCGCATCCGGGACGCCAAGTCTCGGGAGATCATCCAGATGCGGGACCCCACCGCGGTCCAGGAATTCAATTTTAACGGCCCCGACCAACAGCTGCTGGCCATGCTCCTGCAGACACGGGAGTTGGCTTCGATCATCGGTGGCAACACGGACGTGATTGCTGGACTGGGCGCCCAGGCCCCCACGGCCACCCAGGAACAAATGGTCACGACTCAGGCCAGCGGCAAGATCCAGTTGCACGAGGTGGACACGGCCGACTTCCAGACGGAAGTGTTCGAGGCGATCCGCTGGTACCTGTACCACGAGCAGGAGGAACCGATCGCTATCACCAAGGAAGCGGCCGGCATGCGCATCCCTGCCACGTTCAGTGCGGCCAAGGCCCAGATGCAGCCCGGCGGGTTTGATTCTTATCAGATGCAGATCGAGCCTTACACCGATATCTACCGTTCGCCCGAGCAGCGGTTCCAGACGCTGCTGTCACTCTGGGAGCGGATGATCATGCCCGGAGTCCAGCTGGGTGTGGTGGACAGCACACCGGACATGGAGCGGCTGATGGAGATCGCCGCCCAGTACCTGGACCTGCCGGAGATCAAGCAGCTGCTGCGTGAGGTCACACCCGAGGAACAGGAGCTGATGTCGGCTGGTGAGGCCAGGCAATCACCCACGACCACCAGGAACTACGTGCGCCGCAGTGCGCCTGGACCCACACGTTCGGGTAATGCGATGCAGGCACTGCAGATGATGGGACAGGGCAATGGCAAGACGTAATAAGCTGAACCTGAAGAAGTCCAAGGTGTTCGCGGTTCCTTCGATCGTCGGGCTGAAGCGTGACAAGAGTAACGCGATGCGGGTGGGCAAGAACCAGATCAACGATGCCAACGACTTTGCGGAGTCGGTGGATTGTGGCAGGCCCTATGGAGCCGACGGCAAACCAGAACTGGACCGCGCCACCAAGAAGCGGTTAATGCGTGAGATCAATCTCCGCAGAGTGGACAGAGGCCAGGAGAGGTTTGTCAACCTCGATGGCGGCTATGGGGACGAAACCTAGGAGAGAGACAATGCCTGAGATGCCCGAAGACGATGCGGTTATCGTGCATGACGACGTGACCGAAGAACAGGCCCATGAGGATCTGGTCGCCAAGGTGGCCAAGATCGTCGAACCAGAGGAAACACCGGTCGAGGAGGCCGAGACACCGGGTGAGAAGCCCGAGGAACCCGCCGAAGGCGAGATTGAGGTCCCAGAGTTTACCGACGAACTCAAATCTCGTGCGAAGCAGGCTGGGCTGAGTGAAGACGTGGCCCAGCAACTCCATCAGTCTGGTCAGCTGAGGGAGATCATCACTGCCTTCAACACGAAGCTAGTCGAGTACGTGCAGTCCAAGGAGGAATCCAAGGACGAAGGGCAGCGAGAACAAGCACCGCCGCCCAAAGACCAAGAAATGCCTGCCCTCGATCCTGATGTCTACGACGAGGCGATCATCAAGCGTGACGCCTGGCAGACCAAGCGGATCGATGCCCTGGAGGCACAACTTCAGGAATTGCTGCAGGAGCGGCAGCAGGGCGGGCCGGAGTTTGATCAATGGGTGGATGAATCCATCACGAAACTGGGCGGAAATCCCAAGGACGAAGAGGATTGCCAACGGGTCTTCAGGGTCTACGGAAACCTGTGTCAAGCCTTTGGCATCGACCCGGCAAAGCAAGTCTTCGACGTCATGGACCAAGCCTACGACGTGGTTCATCCGGAAAAATTGGCAAGAAAGACAGTCAACCGTCTGCGGGACTCGCAAGGCAAGTTCATGTCGCCTACTCCGTCAAAGTCTGCTGGGGCGCCGCCCCTGAAGCCAGAGACTGACGAAGAACGGTACGACGCGCTGGTCTCACGGGTCCGTGCCTATGGCAAAGAGCATGGCATTCAGTGGAGCGGTTACTGAGGAAGGATATAAACAATGGGATTGCAAGCGGAACAGATCGCGGACATTGTGTCCATGGTCAAGGACGCAGAGAAGTGGGACACCTACACGCTTCTGACAACTGAACTGCAGAAATACCCTGCCATGAGCCAGTTGTTCAAGGGCAAGGGAAGGCGGGAAAAGGGTGGCGAACAGCTGTCCTTTAACGCAATGGTCGCGTCGAACAGCTCCGCACAGACCACGAGTCTGTTCGCCGAGATCGACGTGGCCCAGGCAGACCTGTTCACCAAGGGCCGTGTGCCGTGGCGTCACGTCACGAACTACTACGCCTTTGATGAACGGGAACCGGAACTGAACAGCCGGCCTGACGACCTGGTTGACATTGTCAAGGGTCGCCGGACGGACTGCTTCGTCCACTTGGCGGTCAAGTTCGAGGACTGGTTCTGGGAGGCCCCGACGGGCAGCGAGGCTGCGGACGACGCACCGATCTACGGCATTCAGTACTGGTGCCCGATTGTGGTGACCACGCCCGCAGGTGCGTTCCAGGGTGGCAATCCATCGGGATTCACAGGTGGCTGTGCCGGACTACCGGTGGCGTCCTATCCGAAGTACCAGAACTGGTCAGCCCAGTACACGGCGGTCTCAGAGGACGATTTCATTGCAGCCCTGGAGCTGGCGACGTGGAAGTGCGACTTCACCAACCCGGTGGCCATTCCAGGTCAGGAGGGAAGTCAGTACGGGTTCTACACCACGTATGACACGTTCAGGCAACTCCGGGTGGTCGCTCGCAATCGGAACGACGACTTGGGATTCGACCTGAATACTCGCGGCCCGACCTACATGGGCAACGAGATCATGGCAGTTCCCTACTTACAGGCGAACTACGCTACACAAGATCCGTTCTACGGCATCGACTGGGGCACGTTCCAGCCGACCTTCCTGCGGGGCGAGTGGATGAAGGAGGTCATGATCAAGGCGCCTGGCAAGCAGCACCGCACAGTGGTGATGTTCGTCGACAGCACCTTGAACATCACCTGCGACAACCGCCGCAAGCTGTTCGGATTGGCCAAGTCCGCCGTGCCTGCGTAGCCCGAGGGACTCGCTGAACAAAACTGAAATCTGAGAAAAGGAGATAACCGAATGACTGCTGTACGAATGAAAGACAACCTGGGTTCGGCGAGCACCCTGAGGGGGCCAAGTCCGAATATCTGGGGCGATTGCGAATTAGAAGCGATTCGCAATGGGCGAGTGGCGGGAACCATCTTGGAAGACGACTTCCTGGACTTTCCGCTCATTGGGACGCAAACCACACAGATCGCCCACGGTCGGTACAAGGTGTTTGCCCACACCGGCTGTGCGGTGACGCCTGTCTCGACGGTCAATTCACTGGAAGTTGGCAAGGGCGTACTGGATGCCAGCTTGGACACGGACGGCGATTCGGCCTCCTTGGCACAATCGTATCCGTCGTTCTTGCTGACGAGCACAGCCGGGAAGTTGTGGTTTGAGGCCAGGCTGGCTTACACGCCAATCACGACGAACGGTATCGGCTGGTTCATTGGACTGGCCGAAACGGAGTTGTGGACATTGGCTGCTGGTGTGCCGTTCAATGCCTCAGACTCCATCACCAACTCTGCGTCGGCGATCGGGTTCCGCAAGCCGGAAGACGATACCACGACCTTCGACACGGTGTACTCCGACCGTGCCACGTCGTTTACGGCGATTGGCGATGGTGAAGGTTCCGTGGCTGCGGCCTACCAGTGGACGAAGCTGGGAATGGTGTTTGATCCCGATGCGGTAGCGACAGATCGGATCACGTTCTATCAGGATAACCTGAAGTTGACCACGAAGGTCAGCCACAGCACGCTGACCGGACTGACGAACCTGGACGCCAATGCAGTGGGTCCGTTGTTTGCGATGATCGCAGACTCTGCTGGGACGTCGGGGCATGTGTACCTTGACTGGTGGAGATGTGTCCAGCTTGGATGATTCTCTCCTGTGGCGGTGGGGCGCTCCGGCGCCCTGCCGTTTTTGACTCGTGGTAGGAGGTGTGTGATGAGTCGGCTTGCGTCGGTCGTCTTGCTCTGCCTGCTCTGTGCCGCGAGCCAAGCAGAGATCATCGTCAATCCAGAGAAGGCAGCGGTAGGCACCAAGGTCGTCGCCAAGGTCGTCGCCCAGATCCCAGAGGGAGCCACGTTCGATGGCGGCTGGGCAATCACTGGGTCTGGCAAAGCAGAAGCGGCGAAGCTGGATGAGCCCCGGACCATCGGCATCTGGGGAACCGCCGGCACCTATGAGATCAAGTACTCAGGATTCTGGTTACTCCTGAAGGAGATCACGTTCAAGGACGGTGACGGCAACACAGTGACCATTCAGTCCTATCTTGGGCATGGAATGGTCAACGAGCGAGCGACGCTGGTCTTGGAGGGTGAGAATGGCCCGGACCCTCAGCCGGACCCCAATCCAGTGGGGCCGTGGAAGATCGTTCTGTTCTACGACTCAGCGACATTGGACGATATGACCCGCGACCAGCAGGCGATCATGCGGGCGATCATGCGGGGGGAGGCGATCAAGGCGACACTCAAGGGCCTGGGACATCAGCTGCTACAGAGAGTGGAGGGACATCCCACATCTTATCCACCGGAGCTACGTGAATTCATACAAGCAGTGGCGGGCAAGTCTTTGCCCCGTGTCGCACTCCAATTACCCGCTGGTGGCGCCGTCCTTGACTATCCTTTGCCAACCACGATAGATGCGTTTCTCAAGTCACTGAAGGACCCCAAGCTCAAGGAGGCGCTCAAATGACTCTTGAAGCCCTTGGGCTAGGTGGTCAACGCATCTTCAATGCGGACAATCCCGCAGACCGCATGGAATTGCGTAACAAGTCCATGATCCCCACCTACAGCCAGGTCATCCCTCGTAATTACGTCACCAAGCCGGTAGGTGCCATCCCCGGTATCCCTGCGGTGGCCGCTGGTGACGAGTATGGGGCACCGGACATTCTGATTCCCGCGTCCAGCTATGAAGCGGCCATCGGCTTCGCCCACGAGCAGCAGACCTTTCCCAGCTACGCACAGAAGGCGAGTTGGGGTGCCAATGGCTTCAAGTACAACCAGAACGG